ATGGCGGGTAGCTGCATAGTTCGCGCTCCACGCCTGCCAAGGCTCACCGTCCGGTGATTGCTGCTCTTCGCTGATGCGGCGGCGGGTCTGGCTTTCGGCCACACCTGCCAGTTGTTGGAGTAGCGCCCGGCGGTCCAGATTCCCCAGCCTGGCAATCCGCTTTTGGAGTCGGGCCACGCTGGCCAGGTCGTACTTCAGGCCAATGCTCATGTCAGCCTCCGGTCACGGCCCCAGCGTCGGGGGCGGTAACTGATCGACGGCTTGATGTTGACCGGGCTCTGTTCCTGGATGCCCAGGCTGACTTCTCCTTTCGCGATCCGGCGCAGCAGGGCAATGGCATTGTCATAGCGCCCGCGCCGGTGTTCGGTGGCGGTGTCCGCCTCCGGTGACAGCACGTGAAAGGCGATGTCTACGGCCAGCTTGGTCAGGATGTGCGGCACCTTGGGCAGCGGCAGCTTGTACTGCTGGCCCACGTAGGTGTCGATCTCGGCGTCTGCATCCAGAAGCGCCTTGTCGACAACGTCGGTATCCATCTGGCCGTCCCGGTCCCGATCGGACGCCACGAGAACGGCATCGTTCCCGAAGCGATCGATCAGATCCTGCAGCGTGGCGTAGACAGCCATATCAGTCTTCCTGGCCTACCGGGCGAACGGCCAGGCGAGGCTCTTCCATGATGGCCTGCAGCTGCTCTTCGGTCAGCCTGCGAACATCGAGGATCCGCTCCCTTGGGCTGAAGTCGAAACCGGCACGGCGGAACCGTTGCGTCATCGCCTTCACCGCAATGCGCTTTACCTCTTCTGCCTCTTTCGGTGTCTCCGCGTTCGGGCTTGCCTGGTTCTCCGGTTGCGCTTGCGGATCCTGGGTGTCGCCATTGTCGCCCCCGTTATCCGCCGGCGTGGCCTGCTCGCTGCCTGCTGTGTCCTTGGCCTCGGTGTTTTCCTTCACCTCGGTGCTGTTATTAACCTGGTTGGCGTCCTGAGCTGCGCCTGCAGCTTGGGCCTGTGTGTTGTCCTTCTCGGGTGCCTTACCCTCGGCAGCCTTGGTCGCTGTCTTGGTGGACTTGGTGGTCTTCGCTGTGCTGTTTTTGGTGGCAGCCATGGTGCCCTCCCAATGCTTGTTCGGTTTAAATATGGCCGGGCGCTGGCCCGGCCATGTTCAGGTCACGCTGAGCCCGGGTCTTAGCCCGCGCCAGTGGATCCGTACGCCATCTGCCAGAAGCTGAAGCCAGCCGCGCCGCGAGCCTCTGCGCCGTAGCGGTACTTCTTCTGCATGAACACGCTTTCGCTGTCCATGTTGGTCTGAGAGACGAACACGGGCGCCTTGCGCTCCTGGTAGATGAAGGGCTTAACGGGCTTGGTGGTGTCCAGCAGGAACCAGGCCGTGTCCGAGGTCAGTCGGGACGAAACCACCACCTCTGCCGAACCTTTGAACGGGTTGGGTTTACCGTCTTCCAGGCGATCCACCATCATCAGTGCCCTGGCGGTGTCTTCCAGCGCCGGACCCACCAGCAGGATGTTGGGCTTGATGTTGAGCGGGCGCTCTTCGTCGTCCTTCATCTTGCGCAGGGCTGTGCGGGCGGCACCGAAACTGGCTTGCGCCGCTGCCAGAGTGGCGAAGCTCAGAGCCGCTGTGCCTTTGTTGGACACACTGACCGTGTTGCCGTCTTTCTTTTTCACCGGATGGTCCGTGTCAAAGAACGGCTGGCCGTCGTAGCACAGTTCCACAAAGCCGGCGTTGACCAGGTCGAATACCAGCTCGTCCGGCAGATGCGCGGCGCTGTAACCCGCCATCTCGGCTTCCGGGCCGTAGATGCCCAGGGTGTCGTCCTCGATGTCGTTGCGGTCCACCTCAATGGTGGCCTCAAAGTCATCGTTGATGATGGTGTAACCCTGGCCTTTGAGTTGCTTCACCACCTTCTCGCCAACCCACTTGCGCATGGCCGGGAAACGCTCCATCCACTTGTAGCGGTTCTCGGAGGAACCGGAACTCACCATCATGGCGATCTTGTTCCATTCCGGCTCGGCAGCCTGGAGGGCGCGGTTGTACGTGGTCTTCAGGTTGAAGAACACGCCATCGAGTGCACTTTTATTAACAATCACTGATGCTCTCCTTACTCGACCCAGACGCCAGCAGACTCGACAGCCAGAACGGTACCGGACTCAGAGCGAGTGCCAGTGCCATCCGTGGCGGCGACGGTCTCGTCGTCCAGGATGTAACAGGGTTGACCGACCAGGCTCTGGTCGACGGGATCGGCGTCGGAGTTCTTGAACAAGAACGCCTTTTTACGGCGGACCAGGCACGTCTCGTCGCCATCGGCACCACCGGTATTGTCGACGTGCGCGTCAGCGCGGCCGATGTAGGTCAGGCCAGTAGCGGCTGCACCAGCCACCAGAAAGCCAGTGGCGTTCACAGCGACCTGCGCCCCGAGGAAGATTTCCTCACCCGCACCCACGGCAAACGGCATTACTTCACCGTCGCGCAGCGGCGTCATACGATCTTGAGTCAGTGGCATCAGTTCACCCCTCCGTATTTCTTGAGGTCCTCTTCAGAGTTGCCGAACATGCCGGCAATCTGGAGGGTCTCGGCGTTGAGTGCCTTGTCTGCGCCAGGGGCCTTGCGACCGTCCAGCCCGGAATCACCGGTAATGGCCGGGGCGCTTTCAACAAACGTCTTGAAGCGCTCCAGGCCACCCTCGGTGCGGCACTGAGCTTTGTGGTAATCCACGGTGGCCGGTGCGATCTTGCCGTCTTCCAGGGCCTGGTTGATAGCGGTATCGATGGCCTCGTCCTCGCGTTCCTTCTTCAGGGTCTTCAGCGTTTGCTCCGCATTGGCGGCACGCGTCTGGGCCTGGTCGAAGTCAGCACGGGGCACGTACTTGTCGAGACTCGGGGTAGACTCCCGATTTTTCGCGGTGTCCAAGTCCGCCTGGATTTGATTGAGGGCAGCAATTGCCTGCGCCTCAGTCGCATCGTCAGGTAGACCCAGCTTTTTAAGCAGTTCTTTCCACACGGGGAATTCCTCCTGGTGGTTTTGCTGATTCAGAGCGGTTAGCTCCAGGTTGGGTTGGTTGGTCAGGCCCGCGCTGGTCAGCCGGATGATCTGACTGCCTTCGCGGGTAAACAGAAACACGGGGGAGAGGTAGCGGTATTCCTTACGCTGAAGCTGGGCGGCCGCTTTCTCAGTCCATTCCACGCGGCCCCAGACGGCACCGTCGCGCACGGCTAGTTCCTTCACCCAGCCAGCGGCTGGGGCGTCCTGGCCATTCGGGGCGCGATGTTCGCTGGCATGCTCCCAGTCAATCACCAGGTCCACGTTGCGGCTGACGAACTGGTCTACCACACCCTGAGGGCTACCGTTGTGCCAGGTGCGGCCGTCGCGGCCCATCACGATGTCACCGGCGGGCAGAAGTTCCACCCAATCGGGAATCTCGCCACCCGGCAGCTCCATGTTCAACGCCAGGCGTTGGCCCGGTGTCGGTTCGGTGTTCAGGGCCTTGGCAAGGCAGGAGCGGAGTGCGTTTGTTTTTTCCATGCCGCCAGACTAGCGACAGCATAGGCTGCGCAAGGGCCTGAAGGAGTTCAGGGGGATATTGGATCAGGAGGGGGAGTGAAAACGGAACCGGGGCGGTACCGCTGAAAACAGATTATCGGACTCGACATGTCGTTGGCAATCGCCAAGACCGCATTTAACACCCATTTAAAAACGACGAACCGGGTTTTACCCCGGCCACGGTAGCTCTGATTGCTTTAACGCCCTTCTAGCGCTTCTGAGAGCGTTCTACGGCGTGAACGAAAGTTGACCATATCAGGGCTGTTCCGAGGCACGAATCACCTGGCCACGGCTGCGGGCCTGTTCCAGGTCTTCATCAGTGGCCACCCGATAGTCGGTGAGGTACAGGCGCTGGTTGTCACCGCTGCGCCGGACGGTGGCCAGCCACCAGGGGTTGCCGGTGTCGCCTTCGCGTCGGCGGAACACGGCCAGGCTATCGTCGCCCTGGCTGATCAGTATACCCCGGTTGATCACGTCGGGCAGCTGCTGGTAATCCTCGACGGCCAAGCTGTCTGGATCCGGCAGGCGGCCAGGGGCCAGCCTGACTACTTGGGTGTCGGCACCAAGGGCGCTCTGGGCCCGGCGCTCGATCACGCCAGCGGGCAGCTCGCCATCCGGGCGGCGTACCCAATCCGTGAGGATCGGGCTGTCCATGACGTCCTTGGTGGTGGCCTGTGCCAGGCGTTGGTCGACGGTGTCCAGCTTGCTGGTCATGCGATCACGCAGCACCCGCACGCGGTCCTGCCCCGGGTTGCTGGCCCAGGCGGGATGCAGACCCTGGTCTACCTGAGAGATCTCACCGGTGCGCTTGTTGGTAAAGCTGACGGTGCGGGTGGGCGGTGGCTCACGGCGAACCGGCATGGTACGACGCTGGCGCCGGCCGGTGGGCAAGCCGGTTTCCGGGTCTGTCTCCAGCTCCGCCTGTGGGTCCTGGATGCCTTCCCGCTCCATCCTCTCGGCCTCCACCTCAGACACCTGGCGTACCCGGCACTTGCAGCCGTAACCGTTCGGCGTCATGTGGTCGCGCCACCAGGGGTGGTCTACCGGCAACAGCGTACCCGCCCAGGATACGTGCTCTTCCCGGTGGTTCTCGCTGGGGCCCAGCTCATACAGCAAGTAGGGCTGGGTTTCCTTGGTGCGCTGGATGCGCTGCCACTGGCCCGCCGATCGGGCGCTGCGCAGGTTGGACTGGTAGATCGTTTTCAAACGGCGGGGTGACCCCAACTGCACCCGGCGGCGCTCGCCAGTGTTCGGGTCGATCTCGTCCTTGATGCCCCACCAGCCTTTCTCCTGGAGCTTGGGTTTCACGTTCCGGGCAAAGTCGCGGAAGGTCTTGCCCTCGGCCAACGCCTCGTCCAGGCCTGCGCGGACATCGTCCAGGATGTCCACCTTCATGGCCTTGGCCACGGTGAACGCGTGAGCGTGTTCCCGGCCCCACACATCCTGGAAGTCAAAACCAACGCGCAGATCCTTGTCGCGGAAATACGCCAGCGCGTCACGCGGTACCGGTCCGGCCTTAAAATTGGCCATCAGTCATCCCTCGCATCGCCCAGGCCCCGGGCCTTGAAGGTGCTGGACGCCAGGCGGCGGACCAGTTCCGTCTCGTCCATCTCGTCGAGTACTTCACCCAGGCGTGCCAGGAAGTCTTCCTCGTTGCCGCCTTCGTCGTCGATACGCTGCGCCAGGCGTTCGATAGGATCCACCAGCGGGGCCAGCTGCACCTGCCAGTCATCCTCCGCTTCGGCGATTTCAGCAAAGTCGGGCTCGCTTTCGTTGACCACGGACTCACGGTTCTGAGCCGTCTTTAAAGATCGGTTAATGGCCGGTTGAGTGGCGGCTAACGCCTGCTGTTCAGGCATCAGGATATGCGAATCCTTGTCCGGATCCGGCAGGCCGAGCTTGTCGGACACAACCGAGCTTTCCACTTTCAGGCCCAGCGGTACCAGATCTTTCAGCGCGGCGACCAGCTGCTTGAGGTCTTCCGGCTCCGGTACGTGGATCTTGATGTTGGGATACCGGCGCTGTACGCCGTAGTTCAGATCAATAAACGGCTTGACCAGGTCCCGGTTCAGGCTCACGCCCAGGTGGCGGGCGTCAGCGCGCTGGATATCTTCGCGCACGTCGTTGTGCACGGTGGCCTGCGCCTGGCTGGAACCGTCGTCCGTGGTCATGGTCTGGCCAAGCACGGCCTTGCTGGTCTGTTTATCGATCCACTCGGCCAGGCCTTTGAACAGGTCGGCGCCGCCCTGGGTGTTGGCGATCTCCTGGAATTCGATCTTCATCCCTTCAGGCAGAATCGCTGCAGCATCCGAGCCCAGGTTAGCCACGGCCGCACGCAGGATGTCCACCTCTTCGGGTTTGGCGGCATCGTTATAACGACCCAGCCGCAGCGGCATGCCGAACACTTCAGCGAACGCCAGCCAGTCGGTGAGGGTGTAGCTCTTCGCCATGTAGGACACCGCCACCAGCCGGGCCAGGCCACCGCGCAGCGGTATGCCAGCTTTGAGGCGGGGCTTGTGGACGATAAACTTGTACGGTGTCAGGGGGATGCCCTGGGCGACGTTGTCCGGATCGATCAGCCGCAGCTCTCGGCCAGTGGCCTGGTCAAACCGGAAGAATCGCGGATCACGCCAGACGTATTCCCGAGGCCACCACTGGCCACCCCGGGTATTCCACATGATCTCGGAAACGGAATAGCCTTTGCCCAGGGCGTCCAGCAGGTCCTCAATGAGATCGCCAAATACAGCATCCCTTACCAGGTCCCGCACGGCATCGGCCAGGCGCACGTCTGCCGGGTCATCGCTGGCCGATTCCACCACCACATCCAGGCCGCTGACGGCCCGCTTGCGGGTGCCCAGCACGGACGCGTAGTGCGGTTCACGCTCTTCCATTTCCTCGGCGAGGGTGAGGTAGTCGTGGCCGTCGTTGTTCTCGGCCGCGCGTAGGATCATTCCCAGGCGGTCGGGTGTGAGGTGGCTGGCAATGCCGTTGTGCCACACCTGGCGAACACCGGTGAGTGACGGCGCAGCCAGTTCCTTCTTCAGTTCGGCCTTCCGGATCGGACGGCCGTGTGCGTCCACAATGGATGATTCGGCCATTACAGCAGTCCTCCTCGGTTACGGAATCCGGCGGTGGCACGCACCGGCCGGTGGTGTGTGTGGTCGGGGCCGGAGCGGATGGCTTCGTAGCCGTATTCCAGCGCCGCCTGTTGGAAGCTGGCGTAGTACGCCATGGCCAGTGCGATCGCCGAGTCGCCGTGGCGTTTCTTGTCATCGCCGGTTTTGGCGTCGGGCAGCTTGGGAATACCCCTGATCACCTGCAGGGCGCGCAAGTCGTCCAGCACGTCGCTGTCGCGGGGGATCTCAATGCCGTCATCCTCGAAGGCGGCCTTGAACTTGGGCATGGTATCCAGGTACCAGGACTGGGAGAGCATGACAGCCTCGACACGCTCGGAGCCGTATTCGTACTGGGCCTGTTCCGCCAGATACTGGCCGTTACCCCGGGCGTCCAGTGCGCCGTACTGGAGCTTTGGCAAGCGGCTGACAATGTAGAACAGCACCTGTTCCTGCTGTTTGAACGGCACATTGCGCAGCTCCACCAGGAACGGAACCCGGCGCTTCAGCTGCTGGGTGATTTCCATCGGAGCGATGCTGGTCAAATCGCCACTGCGGCCGAAGTCCTCGCCGAAGCAGTGGCGGTTGTTCGGGTCCAGCACTTCCAGGAGCGGGAGCAACACGCTCTCGCACCAATCGTGGATCTCCGCTTTGCGCAGGTGTTCCGGCCAGGCGTTGAACTCGGCCGTGCCTTCGTATCGCACCACGGGGGCCTCGACCATCCGGGCCTCAATCAGGCCCCGGGAGATATAGGCGCCGCCGCCGGACTTCGGAACACAGTAGTATTCCTCCATGGCGTCCTCGCGGGTGGCGGTGTCCTTCAGCAGGTTCTCTTTCCACTGTTTCTCGGCGGCCGGGCTCCATTCCTTGCCCCGCACCTGGCAGATGCGCTGGTACAAGCCCTGGTCGCAGGCGTCGTCCAGAGTGAGCCGGTGCACGCTGTAGCGTTTCTTGCCGGCGCGGCTGTCCTGGATCAGTTCGTTAAAGAGGTTTTCAACGCCGTTGTGGGTGCTGATCAGGCGCACCTTCGCGCCCCACATGGTCAGGGCCAGCGCCGCCTTGAGTACTTCAGCCAGTTCCGCATGGAAGGCCGCCTCGTCGATGGTGACGTTACCCTGGCGGCCCCGCAGATTGCTCGGGCGGCTGGATAGTGCCTGGATCTTGAAGCCGCTGGCAAAGTGGATGTTGAAAGTGAGTATGTCCTTGTCGTCGTCCTTCAGAACCTCTTCCTGGACAGTAGAGGCGGCCTTGTCGAAGGCCCGCGCCCACATGGCGCAGGCGTCGATGAATTCGATGGCCATCTCTTTGTTGGAGCCAACGTAAAAATGGTTGGTACCGCCAGCGGCTTTGGAAGCGCTGGCCGTCAGCACGGCGTCTGCCGCTTCGCCCCAGGTCAGGCCGGTGCGCCGGCTCTTCTCGGCAATCTTGAGTTCTGAATCGTCTTCAATCCAGGCCTTTTGGTACGGCAGTAGAACAGAGTCCGGCAGTGCGGTGGCCATCAGGCAATCCCCAGGATGTCACGCTTGATGGCGTCGATGGATTCTCGGGTCATGCCCTGGCTGGCCATGCTGGTTTCTGCCGCGTCAGCCGCCTCCCTGGCCACTTCCTGGCGCAGTTCCCGGGCCCACTTCTTCTGCCCGAGGGACACCCGGCCGATATCGGCCAGGGCGCGAGTAACACTGCTCAGGTGTTTGGCGGCCTTCTCCGGTTCGTGTTCGGCCTTGCGCATGGCGATGGTGATGCGCAGCAGCTGGTCTTGCACGATCCGGGCGGTGGCGTCTATCAGGTGGCCACTCTCGTCTTCGTTCTCGGCGGTCATCGCCTTGGCCAGCTCCGTGGTTTTGCGCACGTCGCCCATGGCTTCCTCGAATTCCTCCTGGAGGCCACGGCCGTAACGGTGAACAGCAGACTTCGAGAGCTTGAAGCCGCGTTCTTCCAGCCAATCGGTCAGGCCGTCGTAATCCTGGAAGCCCGTATTGACCAGCCTTTCGTTCAGCTCCTCCCGGAGATCCTGGGGCAGATCGTAAATCTTAGAGCGCGGCGGCATGGCTTATGCTCCTGGCTGCGGGCGGGCAATGCCCGGCACCCGGGCCCGGCCTTCGGCGACGTCGACGCCCCGGCTGGTGGAGGTGACAATCCAGCCTGCACGGGGCTGCTGACAGATCACCAGGCCCTGTTCTTCCAGCCAGGCCAGATCGGTGTGTAACTGGTCCTTGCTGATCATGTGGCCATAATTGCCAGCCAGTTCATCGTTCAGGCTGTACTCGTTGGTGGTGAACTGGTTGCGCCGTGACAGGATGCGGAGAATCCCCAGACGGCGGCCTTCGGTCTGAAAGTCCTGGTAGCTCATTTAGGCTGGTCTCCCTTGGCGTTGAGAAGGTAGCTGTTTACCATCGACAGCTGGTGCGACAAAGCCCGCATCTGGCCACTAACGCCTGAGAGGTCCTCTGCCACGTCATTCAAGCGGTCGTAAACCTTCGACAGGTCATGATGCGTTGGAGCGCCATCCATGCGGCTTTCGAACACGTCCTGCCGGCGCTCGCAGCGGACCACGCGTTCTTCCAGGTGGTCGTATGTGGCTTCCATGTCGCCCCGTACGGTGTTGATGGCGCTGGCGTTGGCTTTAGACTTGTTACTTATGTGGGTGTAAGCAAACAGTGCCACCAGGCCAACAATCTGGATGAAGCCCATCCAGAACCGAGCGGCGTCGTAATCAAACTGCGACAAGTCCATCACTTCCCCCTGAGGTCATGGTCGGTTTGGCACTCCACGCAACGCACGGCATTAGGGTTTGCCTGCAGGCGCGCAACGCTCAGGCGGTCGTGGCAACCAAGGCAAAGGCGCTGGCCATGAGACTCCAACGGTGCTTCCAGATGACACTGCAGGGCCTGCTCAACACCGGCCCGCGTGATGCGCTCTGTCAGCGCTTGGGCTTGCTCGTAAACTTTCTCATCCATCGCCACTACTGATCCTCACGTTCTGAATCGGCGGTATTTCGTTCGTGTTGTTCTTTGCATTGCTCGTTGCGCTGTCTGACCGCTGCCAGCTTCTTCCACCCTCGATTGCCCCAACGATGAAGGCGGGTTACGTAATCGCTCACGTGGCGCTGGGTGTAGTCTCCGGTTGGTCGCACTGGCTGTGGCTCGGGCTTTGTCATGCCTTGTTTCAGATCGCATACAACCGGCGTTGGCAGGCGCTCAGGTTTCGGGATTCTCTCCGGCGTGGTGCCGCAGCCGGTCAGCAAAAAAGCAAAAACCAACAATGAAAGGCCTTTCATGGCAGGTCCTCCAGGGTCTTCCGGAGCACCGGCGCAACAGGGCCATCATCGCTATCCGGAGTGGCTGATATCTGTTTGCGCAGCTTTTCGTAGGCCGCATCCGTTTTTTCCAGTCGGGCTTCCAGTTCGCGCATTGCCGCTTCGGCTTCTCTGGCGTCCTGCCGCACCTGGTTCAGCGCATACATTCGGCGTTCAGCTTCTGCCTGCCACTGGCTGAGGCTGGTGCGCAGGTCGGTTGATTCTCCGCGCGCTTCGGCCAGGCGCTCTTCCAGTCGGCCGGTCTGCCAGTCGTGCCAGAGCCAGCCGCTACCCATAGCCAACAAAGCGGCCAACGTGCCACCCCCAAGCCAACGCATAACCACACTGCCGATTATCTTGAACATGGGTCACCCCCTTGCCAGCCCGCCCTGGTGTAACGCGGCGTCAGATCCAGGAGTATTCGCCGTGGGTAGTGGCGGTTCTCCCGCTTTGCCCAGTCGGCGCGATTGGTGAAGTGCTCAACGTGGTTCCACCAGAGATCAGGGTTGTGACCGGCGGCCTTGGCCAGTCGCCGGTCACGGCTTACCCACCCTGGGCCACCGTTGTAGCCGCTCAGGGTGAAAGCCCAGAGGTCGCATTCAGGCATGTCGCGCGCGTACCACGGCTTTACGCGCTCCATGATATGGAGGTCATAGCGGACCATCGCTCGCATCGCCCAGCCGGGGGAATACGGCGCGGCCTGGCCAAGGTCGGGGTAGATTTCAGAGATCCAGGTGGCGGTGGCAGGCATGAACTGGGCCATGCCCTGCGCGCCCACGGGGCTATCAACGCTGGGGCGCCAGCCGCTTTCCTGGTGAATTTGGGCTGCGTGTACGGCTACCGAGCCATCCAACCCACGCTCCTGTTGCACTATGCGGGTCAGCTCACGCTGGTAACGCTCGGCGGTACCCGGTACCTGCTGGGCATTCGCCGGGGCGCAGGACAACAGAACCATCGGCAACATTAACACCAGGAACAGCCGCATCGTCAGACCCCCAACCCGAGGGCAAGGATGGCTGCCGCCATGATGAGAGCGCGACGGATCATGCTGCCAATGATCAGTAGCGCAGTGTCCAGATCCTTGTGTGCAATGTCGCCAGGACGGCCGTAGTAGAAAATCGTGCGGTCAATCCAGTAGCCAAGGTAGGCACCGGCTGACAGCTTGGTCAGGCTCCAGAGCAGGACGCCCAACTGGTGTGGGTACAGAAAGCCGACGATGGCAGCCATCACGATCGTGAAGATCAGCCAAGGGCCGGCGCGGAATTTGTCGAGAAAGGTTTGTTTATCCATGGCCGCAGGTTAGCGGCGGGGAGGGTCAGGTTTAGGCCTGAAGCCCTTCAGGGGTGCGGGCTTGGCTATGCAGGGAGCACGGGCAAAGAGTAACCCTATGTCATTTCTTTGGCAAGAAATCACGTTTCATAACAATTCGAATCGCCCTCCGCACGTAGTCGTCTGCTACGCTTTGGCGCATGTATAAATAAACCAATGAAGCTGGAGATCTAACGGAATGGCGAATAACTCAACAGGGAAAGCTCTTCACTACCTGCGAGCTGTCTATGATGGAAACCCTTTTGATCTGGGAACCTTGATGATTGCTTCCTGCATTGAACTCAATACCCCGGGGAGCCGCGAAATTGAGTTTGGCGGGGGCGATATCATTCGTATTGAAAGGTCCAGAAATTTAAGAGGTGGCGCTATCCTGGTCCAACTGACACGGTTTGTCCCAGGTGAAAAAGCTCCCACATTGCAACCTCATGCCGATGCCGCAAACGACGTGGAGGAGTCGCAGGCGCCACCACCTGGAAAAGAGTTCAAGGATGGAGACAGCTTTTTCCTGGTCAGCCATCACGATGTGATTTTCTGCAGCCATGGAATCTCAAAGGCAAAATCCAACCTGTATCTTCAGAAGTTTTTCGTACAGGCAGGATTCGAGGAAAAGGTCGCCTACTTCGACTTAAACCCGGCAGCAAAACTCGACAAACTGAAATTGATCAAGAAACATGGTGTCAGAGCCATGGAGCTTGGGGCCTCAGCTTTCGACCTGAGCATGCCCAAGAAGGAACAGAAAAACCGGTTCACAAGCGCGATGTCATCAGCCTGGAGTGAGATCGAAGCGTTGATCGCAAAGGACGACTCCATGGAAGACCAGAAGTACAGAGAGGATCTGTTGGTCAACGTAGAAGTTCGTTTGGACGGTAATTCCTATGCATCTCAGGGCGCGAAGAATTCCATGGAGCACTTGGCAGAATGGCTTCTGGAAGACCCTGAGGCGCCGCTGAGTGAATTCAAGATCATCACCCGGGACAATGAAACCATCAGTTCATCCGACATCAGGCTCCAGACCCGGGTTAAGGTTCAGAAGCAGGAACGTTCGGTGGAGCACAACGATATGTGGTCGAAGATGGAGATTTATTTTAGTGACCTCAAGAAACAGGGATTGCTTGAGCAATGACATTCCAACCTGACTGGAAGCGGATCAGGCTCTTTTTGGCCTTCGCATCTGTTTCTGCCCTCGCAGGATGGGCAGGACAGCCGCTGGTACATGGAAACCAAGAGGCCGTTGGCGTGATCGTCAACGTGTTCTCGATTCTGGCGGGTTTCCTGGTGACCATCATGACCCTGCTTGGCGAACCAATGCTCTTTCGGGGTGCTACATGGCGCTCTGAAGCCGTGAAGCGCAGCAACGTCTATCGCCGTCTGGTCAGGCACAAATGGCTTTTTATTCTCTATCTTTTGGTGCTCGGGTTGATCTTCATATCAACCCTGATCACCAAGAAGTTTCCGGACCACTTTACGGTTCATTGGATTGAGCGGATCTACCTGGGGTTAGCAACGTTCGCTTTCTGTCTCTCACTAACGCTGCCCAGTCGGCTGATGAACCTCCAATTGGACAGGTTTGACGAATTGGTAGAGGCAAAGAAAAAGCCAGGAGGGAACGCTACCTCGGAATCCGGCCCGGAAACCAAACCCTAGTTTCCGAATGGATCGGCCCGCGTCACCTCCTTTTCGGTGACGCTTAACCCGGTGTTAAAAGCCGCTCAAAATCTCCGAGTACTCGTTCGGTGTCCCGGTCCAGGATAGTGAGCAGTATGGTGAAATCGTCACGATCTACAGAGTGTAGATCACAGCCAGGCGTCACCAAGTCGGTCACTGCTCTTCGGCCAGCCTGTAGTTCGCGCAGTTCATCCGTCAGCTCCCGAAGTGATAACTTCTTGGACATATACTTCTCCTGTGGTTGGCGATTTGAAAAGAGGATAGTGCGTTTTTTCAGAATCGGAATGGGGAATATTCTAATCCCTTCCGATGCCCGAATTTCGCGCCGTACCCATCTCTCTTTCGGTATTTCAAAAATTAGGATACAGCCGATTTTCAAACTGCAACCCCAGGAGTAGACAATCGGTGTTGTCAAAATAGAGGGAATTTCTGGAGGGAGTCACCCGGCGTCCTTTCCGGGTCAGGGTTGGTTGAACATATCCACTTGACGATCGTCATGCACACCTTCAGACAGGATCTCCCAAACCCGGCGCTCTGTAAGGTTTTCTCTCCGCGCCAGCTGCCTGGCTGACATGCCATCCGCGTGATCCTCGCGCATCTGTTTGTTCCGCACAGCCATGATGGCCGCTTTAGCATTGGGCACGTCCAGGCGTTCCTGGGCGTAGTGGTGGGAAAGCTTACGGGCGGCATCGATCCCGAGCAGCTCAGCCAGCGGGTGGTCCTCCGGCATTTTGGTGGGCACCGTCAGCCGCACGCCACCGTATTCGCTGACAAGGCTTTGCGCTGCCTGCAGGCCGATTACGTCGACCAGCTCGCACAGGGATGGCGGTAAGTAGTCGGTGTCCCAGGTGGTCATATCAGCCTCCGGTCTTCCGGTTTGTAGTGAACTGGTCCGGGTCGATGCCCCGTTTTTTCATGTCACGACGCCACGCTGCCTTTGCCTGCTCTGGTGTTTCTTCCAGGCCCTGTTTCTTCTCGGTCACGTTGGGTCGGTGGTTATCGGCTTCTGCCGCTGGTTTGCGTGCTTCCGGCGCTACTGTGGCCAGCACCTGCTTTAGGTAGTTGTGATTCTTCAGCGGCTGCACCTGACCCCGGCTGCGCTTGTCGTGAATGCTGCGGATGGTGTCCTGTAGGGCGGCAACCAGGCTGTCACGGTCTGCCAGTTCCAGCGTTTCCTGGGCAAGGCGCAGCGCACGGGCGTTGCTGAGGTCCGACTTGGCGGGGCGGAACAGGCCCAGGTATTGAACCAGCGGCCGCGCTAATGGACGGCCAAGCCCTGCCAGAACGCCGAGCAGCTCGCTGCCCGCGTCATCCTGGATCAACGCTTCCAGTTGGATGTGGCTGTGGCAGATGGGGCAGCGGCCTAGTTTCATTCGCTCTCACCCTCCCGGTGCGCTTCCAGCCAGGCATCCGGCATCATGTAGTGGTTGCACAGGCGAACTAGGACCTTTCGGGTTCTGCGCCAGTTCTGACGCAACTCAGGGTGCAGCCTGTCGATATCGTCCAGCGACATCGCCCGTGCCTTCATGGCCGTTTCCAGAGAGCCCAGCAGCCGGCGCTTCTCCAGCTCCACGTCCAGGGCGGCAATCAACGCACGCAGGTGTTCCGGCTTTTTCAGCCAGGCCACCTTGGCAATGCCGGTTTGCTGCTTTGCGATCGCATCGGCATAGCTCCAGGGTGCTTTCATCTCGGCCAGCAGTGCCTCCACTTTCTGGAGCATGGGCTCCCGGCCCAGGTTATGGGGTGTGCCCGGGTGTTGGGCCACGCGCTTCTTTGGTTGGGCCTTGAAGCCGCGATCCTTCATGTGCTGCAGCACCTTGTACAGCTCCGCCACGTTGCAGTCTGAGCAGGAACGCTTGCCGCCGGTAACTGTGGCCAGCATCTGGCGGTAGGTGTCTTCGTCCAGGGCCAGCTCTTTGCGGGCAATGTGGATCTGGGCTTGGACCTTTTTGCGGTTGTCGTGTTTCATGCCTCAGCTGCCCCCTTTGGCTCCACTATCTCCAGATCCGGGAAGTGCTTTTTGAGGTGTGCGACGGCGGCGCCCTCGGTGCCGAAATCGGGGACGAAACCGATGACCCTGGGCGTCACCATCCGGTCGGCTTCTTTCTTACCAAACGCCCGCTTGGCCGATGCATAAGCCTTCTTCTTATAGGCTGCTCGCTTCATTGGCCTCCAAAAACGCGCCTCGGGATATACGGGATTTTCGTCCTCGGCCTTAGTCCATTCACCTTTCACCTGGCCGTTCACGTACACGATCACGAATATCTTCTTTTTGTCATGGACCTTGCGCAGGTGAAGCGTGTGGCCATCGGCCAGCAGATCTACCGAACCACCCAGGTGCTCCAGGCGTTCCTTGATTTGATCCCACTTATTCATGCTCTCGCTCCCGCCCTTCGGGCCTGCCTGGATGGCAGCTGCGCGTAGCAGGCCTTGCAGGGCTGCTGTGTCTTGCCATTTTTGGTGTAGAAGAATTCGGCATCATCCGGCCAGAAGTCCCCACACTTGGTGCAGCGCCGTTCGGTGCCTAGCTCTGTGGTCTGTGTCCTGGGGCCCATAGCTCCCTCCGGTTTGGCTGCTCATCAGTACCAGGCAACCACGCCTGGCAGACGCCCCCGCTGGGGCGTTTCGCTCAATGGGTTTGGGGCTTCTCATCCTGGGAACTGGGCCGGCGAAGCACTTCCTCATTTCTGACGTCATACCTTTCGCGGATCCAATCACGCATGGCTTCAACGCCAACAAGCGCTAGTTTCTTCATCCCTTCCCGCTGACTCTCGTCAACCGCGTCGCCGTGAAACTCCACTGCAATGGCCAACCCCTCGGGATTCTGCTGAATCTCAATGGTGGCTCCGTTCACAGAGGCCATTTCGGGCTTGGCATACTTTTCGTTGCTCATACTTAGATCCTTTTAAAATCGGGCTACCTGGAGTAAACAGAAGGAACGGCCAGCCTGGATAATCAGCCAGTCGGTCGGCCGTTCCTTCCGCTCCCTCGCAAATTTCGCTTCGTAGTAATTCACTGCTGGCACTCCCTACAGCGCGGCCACATCCAGCGGAATCTGGCGGTATGGGCCGTCTTGGCCCTGCCGCTCATAGAAGCGTAGGTAGCTCTTGCTGCCGGTCACCTGGATGGAGTCCATGATCGCCTGCATGGCCTTCTGCCACTGCTCGTCCTTGATGTTCAGGCTGCGCAGGCCCAGCACTCGGGCGGTGCTGATCTTGCCTTCCTTGTCGGTCTGGAACGCATGCTCCACCAGTGCCTGCACTTCGGAGCTGCTGCCGGCTGTCCATTCGTGGATGCACTGGTCGATCAGCTCCTTGGCCACCTGCAGGCGCTCGTCGAAGGCCAGGTGATCGGCCACGGCGCGCTTGATCTGGTGCTGGCCATCAAAGCTGCTCAGGGTCACGTTCCCTTTCTTGCCGCCATAGGTGGTGTCGTACTCCATCGCGCTCAGCTCCAGGAAGCTCTCCACCTCGTCAGCAATGTCCTGCTTTGCCTTACGCATTTGCTCTTGCAGGTGCTTCACCCTGGCGATCACGTTCTGCACCATGGTGTCGCGCACCAGGTCGATATCCTTGATTTGCTCCACGGGCACCAGGTGGCCCTTGGCGTTGCGGCGGAAATTGCCCGCATTGGTGGTTTCCATGTTCATAGGGCTCAGCCTCATGTGGTTAGGGGTTTGGTTGGTTGCAGCGAGCGGTTACGGCAGCTCGCAATGCCACGGCGTTTTGGGTGGCGTTTGTGGTGCAGCGGTTCGAACGGCCGCACGTTGTTTCGTGGCAGGCCGTCCAACTGCTGGGCGATCTCTTCGGCTTGCTCCTGAAGGACCTCTTCACGGATCAGCCGCACACGTACCTTTGTCTGCGCCGGCGTGAGGGGGAACGGAGCACCCAGCAGGTGCTCGTATCGGGCCGGATCCGCCAGGTACTGATCCAGCGTGACCCCGTGCTTGTGCATCAGGTGCGCCGCGTAAACGTCGGCGTGGTGTTCCAGATAGGCGGTTGGGTGCATACGGCTCACAGGTCACCTCCAAGGTCAGTCCAGGCATCGCGGATAATCTGCAGGCTCAGAGGCTCGCCCACGTTGTTGGCAAACAGGGTGGCAAGGCGCAGCGTCTGGCTCAGGCCGCGCAGTGCGCCGGGGCGCTTGCCAATGGCCAGGCAGAACTTGCGGCTTTGTTTGTCCGTGATGCCCCAGGCGTCAAGGATGGCGGCGATATCGGCATCCTGCGGCTTGCTCAGGCGCACCCGCTTGGACACGCGGCTGAACAGCTGAGCAAAACCGATCGCACGGGTACCACCGGTCAGCTGGGCGTAGACGATTTCGTTGCCAGACAGGCAGATGCCCACGCCGGTGGCGTCATGAATGGCGCGGATGGAGTCCAGGGCGCGGTGGCACAGGTGTTGCGCCTCGTCGATCACGATCAGGCCACGGGTGCCCTGGACACGCTCAATGATGTTGCTCTCCACAATGTGCACCGCACCGGTAGTGCGCAGGTTGAGCGACTGGGCGATCCGCGTAAGGATCGGGCCAGGCCGGGCCACGGTCGGTGTGGCAGTGACCAGCCAAACGTTGGGCGCCTGGTTCTGGTAGGTGCGGATGGCGGTGGTCTTACCGATACCAGCACCGCCGTAGACAACACTGATGGAGCCGGCCATCTGGGCAAAGCTCAGCGCAGACATCACGGATGAAGCGCTGGGCGTGCGGACCCAATCGGTGTCCGCCGGCAGCTTGCCTTCCAGTTCAGCCTCGGACTCGCGGGAGTCCAGCCAACGCTGGATGGCCTGTTCGATCTTTTCGTTATCGCCCAGGTAGGTGCCCTTTAACCACTGGTTAAGGCGGGCAGCGTTGATGTTTGTCAGCTTGGAAACCGAGGCCTGGGTCAAGCTCTCATCGGCAATGATCTGTTCGACGGCATCCGCCAGGGCTTCGTTTCGTTTGGCTTTCATGGTTTTTCGCTGCTCTCTTGTCATGTGTTATCCTTGCCTTGCTTTGAAAGTGATTGGCCTATTGGCCACTTTGAGCCCGGGAGTTGCCGCTCCCGGGTTTTTTCATACCTCGCCTGTGAACTTCTTCAGGTGTCTCTCCATCGCGTCGTTGAATCCGTACTTGTCGGCCGGTGACTGATAGGGCTGGTCGACGACGTCACTGCCTGCCACCGCCTTCTGCACCCGCCCGAAGTCACCCCGGCGCACATTGCTCTCGGCCTCCGCTTCCGTTTCTTCCGGCTCCGGCAGATACTCCGTGGCTTCCAGCACGCTCATGCGCTTCTCGGCTGAGGCAGCCTGTTTGCTGGCCTTGCTGCGGCGCTTGTTCTCGCGGTTCCACTCGCGTCCGGCGCTGGTGTCGCCGAAGCCCGCAGCATGGAGACATTCCGCCGCACCGAGGTAACGGCCGTCATTGCGGTAGATGTGGACGGATTCGTGCAGGTTGTCTGGGTCGAAGCGAACCACGACACGTTCGCCAACGAAGTCCACCAGGAAGTCAGAGCCATAACGGTTTTTGCCGTTGGGGCCGTTACCGACGGTGAGTGACAGGCTGGCGTCGCGCTGGACCAGGACCGATTCGGCCTGCATCAGCCAGAGCCGGCGCTGCGCGGCCGTAGCACGGCGGATGTGCTCAGCATTGCGCTGGTAGCTTTCCTGGAAGGCCGCCTGAAAAGAGTGCACACCGGCGCAGATCTCGGTGCGGCGCTTTTCCTTTTCGTTCCACTGAGTAATGGTCTGGCGCAGAGTCTTCACGAACACATCCCAATCCACGGCTTTCTCGCCGTAGTTGTCCGGCTTCGCGGTGACGTTCGGGCCGGTGTAGGCACCTTCAAACTTGGGGTGCTTGTCGACGTAATCGCCCAGGCCACCGACACCGAAAGCGCGTTCCACTGGCTTGGCCTGGCCCCAGCCCTTACCAGCCACTACCGATGTCCAGTGCACCTTGATGCCGAGTTGAGGCAGGAGGCCCAGCGGGTCGGTTTCCTTGACCTTGAACCGGTACCGGTTGCTGACGCCGCCCGTCAGCCACTTGTTGGCAGCGGCGCGGGTGTTATCGATGGTGACGTGCTCGGGGATCCCGTACTGCTCGATCACATCGCCCAGGGCAAGCCGGATCATGTCGGTGTTTTCGCTCTGGTCCGTCCGGTAGCCAACGATCTGCCGGCTGTAGATGTCCTGCCAGAACCAGGTCTTTGGCCGGCCAACCTCGCCGTTGGGCATGCGCACGAATACGTTGTGCTGGTAGCCGTCGCCGTTGATCCAGAACAGCGCGTGTATGTCCCGCACGGTCCGCTTCATGGATGGGTAAAGCCGCAGCAATGCATTCTCGCCTTCCCGTTCCAGAACCCGGATGTGGCGCGGAATGTCTTTCACGCGGCGGTTGATGGTGCGCAGCGGTGGCCAGTCCCAGCCCTCGGCCTTGGCCGCCTGTTCTGTCAGCTCATAACAGTGGGCAACGGTGCGTTGCTCGGGTGCCAGGTACAGGGCCTTGAAGTGGTCCCATGCCCGTTCGTCGCAGGCGGCACGGGGGCGGCCAGGCTTGTAGGACGGAGCCAGTGCGGCCAAGCGGTCTTCCAGTGCCACCGAGTTGGCAATCTGCAGCCAGCGGTAGATGGTGGCCCTGGACTCCTGGTAAGTGATCATCGCCTGGTGGATCGCCTGGGTTTTGCTGGCGCCGTTATCCTGCAGGCGCTGGATGGCCTCGATAACCACCAGTCGATGCTGGGCCGCTTCCTTCATGGTGTTGGGGGCGGCTTCGTAAAGCTCCCACAGTTCCTCACGGCCGGTGGTTTTGGTGGCTTGCTCTGGCTTTATCCTGGTGGACTTGGACTGTGAGCTGGAACCGAACCTTTTAAGTACAGCAGCCTGTGCTTCGATAGGCAGAGAGGAAAAGGCATATTCACAACCACCGCCACGGCCAGATCGTTTTCGGCTTGTCCAGCCATCCCGCTTGGCGCGTAGGTGAACCCCCTGCACGGTTCCTGGTAGTCCCGGCAGTCCTACCAGCTCTCTAGGAGAAAACCAGTCCTGGATCATTCGTCACCTCCAACAAACAAACCCAGCTCTGGTGCCGGCGCTTTCTCGACGTTACAGCGATGTCCAGCCAGCTGACCCATGGCAGTGGTCAGGCCGGCCATCACTTCCTCACTCTCAAGATTGCCCTTGTAGAACTGAGCCAGCAGAGTGACCGCGTCATTCAAGGTGGACTGAAGGGTTAACAAATCGTCCTGGCTTGCAGGCTGTCCTGCAGGGATATCAATCAGCAGCTTCTGCGCGGAGGCCCCGATGTACTGGGTGATAAAGGTTGCTCCGCAGGCGTGCTCAAAGGGCCGGATCATCACGGCTGGCATGCGGCCATTTTCCAGCCACTTATAGAGGGTGTACTTCGAGGCCATGCCCATCAGGTCGGCCACCCGGTCAACCGATAGGTTCCTCTTCTCACGGCCATGCTCCAGGCAAAGCTCCATGGCATGCCTGAGCGACGTTGGGTTTACCCGTTTCCAATTCCGACGGCGCATTAGAAAACCTCTTGATTACCTATTCCAAACAAAGGCCGCTGTTGGCCTAGCTGCCTCAACATCCACGTGCCTAAACTCGTCATATCAAGCACCTTAGGAGGCGCGTTATGCGGCCTGTGATCTGTAGTGTTTTGAACGTGGGTTTTTTACACCTTGCAAGGTGCTATCCTTTGCTTTTGGTTGGGTGTAGTTCTGTGTGTACCTGGCGGGCCAGATGGTCGCGGGATCGATACCGATGGCGGCCGCAATCAGCCGCTCGCCTTTTGGCCAGGGCCGATCCAGTGCTGTTGTCAGAGTGGTTGGCGATGCATAGCCATGGTGGGTTGCCAGCTTCCGCAGGCTCCAGCCAGATTTGCGCAAGGCGGCGACGATGTCGGCACGATGCCAGTCCTTAAGGCTGGCTTTTTTAGGCGCTTTTTGTTTGGTCAT